ATAAGTGCTTTAGATGATGATTTAACTTTTAGAACTATTGCTTTAAGTGATGGGACTACAAACAACAATGTTGGTTTTGGGTATAGAAATAATTCAAATGTTATATATACATTTTTAAAATCAGATATAAATTCAGGCTCGTCAGTAACAGTTAGTGATATTACGTCATTTAATAAAGTAGCGTTAAAAATAAAATCTGGATATTATTCTATGTGGGTTAATGGAGTTGAGGTTTATACATCAACAACATTATTCAGTTTAAGTGGGTTGTCTGAATTAGCATTTGATAATGGTGGTGGTGGTGCTAAATTCTACGGAAAAGTAAAAGATTTAAGATATTACGATTCGTCGCTTACGGATCAACAACTAGCAGAATTAACAACATAAATAAAATAAAATAAAATGATAGTAAAAAAATATGAATTTCCAAATGAAGCCAAGGCCAATGAATATATATCGGCGCTTGGCGTTGCTACTGATGAAGATGGCAACGAATACCCAACGCATAAAAATGGCGTTGTTAAATTAGGTTTTATAATAACAAAACCTGGTGAATATGATGATGAAGGCAATGAAACACAAGCGCCTGAATTTGCAGATAAATATTCAGTTGATGTTTGTTGGCGTGATACTGTTCGCCCAATTGATCCTGAAACTGAAAAAGAAGGTTCTTTGCCTTATGACGATTGGTCTGATTATGAAATTACTTTAGACAATGAAGGCGTGCATTCATTTTTTGGTTTAAAATATATTGAGGATTAAAGAAATAATTATTTCGTATATTTACAAAAAATTTAATAAACTTTAAAAAATAAAAATATGGCTACTACGGGAGTTTTTAATGGTACTAATTTAATCCTTACAGTTGAAGGCGCAACTGTTGGGCATACAACAAGTTGTTCACTTTCATTGTCAATGGATACACCGGAAGCAACAACAAAAGATTCAAACGGATTTTCTGAATATATCGGCGGCGTAAAAGGTGGCGAAATATCATTCGAAGGTTTAATTGCTTATGATGACACATCTAACGCAATTGAAATGGCTGATTTCTTATTAGCTAGAACACAATTAACTTGTGTATTTGGAACGGCTGAAACTGGTGATGCAATATATACTGCTGAAGGGTTTTTAAGTTCTGTTGAAATGTCTGCTGAAATGGAAGCTGCCGTTACTTATAGTGGATCAATCACAATAACTGGCGCGATTACTAAATCAACTAACTAAAAAATTAAAAGTTTATTATTTTGGCCGCCGTCAGTTTTTGGCGGTGGCTTTTTTATTTATTAACGACAAACAACAAATAAATGGCAAACAAACACAAAGGTTACATCGATATTGAAATCGGTGGCAAAAAACGAACACTTCACTTTTCAATGAATTTTTGGTCGGAATTTACCGAACAATTAGAAACTTCACTTCAAGACATTGGCCAAGTTTTTGAAAACGGAATAACTCTAAAAGGTTTACGCGCCTTAATTTATTCAGCAATACTTGCGAATGATCAAGAACAAAACAATGATATTGATTACAACATATTCACAGTTGGTTCATGGTTAGACGATTTAAAACCTGAAACAATAAATAAGATTGTTGAAACAATGTTACAATCAAAAATATTAGGTAATTCACTTAATATTGAACTAGATAAAACGGGAAAGCCGAAGCCGCCAAAGAAATAACATTTGAATCATTAACCGATTATTATATTGGTTTGATCGGCATACACCCTAACGATTTTTGGCGGCATACTTGGCGTGAAAATGCTTTATTAGCTGAACACTATCATAACAATATAAACTTGCAATGGGAACAAACTCGGTATTTATCGGCTATGATGCATAACGTTCAATGTAATAAGAAATCACAAATGATAAAACCTGAACAATTATTTAAATTACCAGTTGACATAAAACGTAAAAAAGAACGTGATAAACCTAAATCTACGCGTAAACAAATGGAAGCGTTTAAAAATAAATATGAATCAATGACTAACAAAAAGACGTTCAAATAAAAGCGTCTTTTTTTTTGTATTTTTGTTTAAAATATTCTTTTTATGGCCGAATCAAATCTTAAATTAAATATTACCGGCGATTCGTCGAAATTAAAAAATGCATTAAGTTCAGCTAGTTCACAATTACAATCCTTTGGGAATAAAATGCAAACTGTTGGGCGTTCAATGTCAACAAAATTAACTTTGCCATTAGTTGCAGCCGGTACTGCGGCCACAAAATTAGCATTAGACTTTGATAAATCAATGACGCAAATTGAATCATTGGTTGGTATTGCAGGCGACAAAGTCAAAGAAATGGGCGAAACTGCAAAGAAAATGGCCGTTGATACCGGAAGAAGCGCTAATGAAGCCGCTGAAGCATTGTTCTTTATAACGTCTGCCGGTTTAAGAGGTGCTGATGCAACAGACACTTTAAGCGCTTCTTTAAAAGCCGCTGCCGTTGGACTTGGCGAAACAAAAACAATTGCTGATTTAGCAACATCGGCAATGAATGCTTATGGCGTTGAAAATTTAAACGCTACTGGTGCAACTGACATTTTGGTTGCTGCCGTTCGTGAAGGTAAATTAGAGGCTTCAGAATTAGCCGGTGCAATGGGTGGGGTTATTCCTATCGCTTCAAATATGGGCGTTGGCTTTGATGAAGTTGGTGCGGCTATGGCTGCTATGTCTAGAACGGGAACTAATGCTGCGGTTGGTGCTACTCAATTAACTGCAATATTAGCATCTATAAAAAAGCCAACAGAAGAAGCATCACAAACATTAATTGCAATGGGAACTTCACAAGAAGAAGTTTCAAAATCATTAGCTGAAAAGGGTTTAATGCCAACGTTACTAGATTTATCAGATAGATTAAAAGCAACTGGAACAGACGCTTCAGCTATATTTCCAAACATCAGAGCGTTAAAAGGGGTTTTAGATTTAACTGGAAAAGGCGTTGCAGATAATGTAAAAATATTTGACGCTTTAGGCAATACAATGGGCGCAACTGATGAAGCGTTTCAAAAAACATCACAATCGGCATCATTCCAATTTAAACAAGGAATGGAAACAATGAAGGCTTCATTATTAGAAATTGGCCAAATTATTTTACCTGCGGTTATTAAGGCGGTACAATCATTATCAGGATTTATTAAAGGATTAAGTGATAGATTTAAAAATTTATCACCAACGGCACAAAAAATTGCTTTAACATTGACTGCAATATTAGGTGCTGCCGGTCCATTAATATTAATCTTTGGAAAAATTGTTACTGCCATAACATCATTAGGCCCAGTTTTAAAAATTGCAGCCGTAGGATTTAGGCTTTTAACAAGCGCAATGCTAGCTAATCCAATTTTAGCCGTTGCCGCTGCGATCGCCGCAGTTGTTATTGCTTTAAATAATTACAAAAAAGCACAAAAAGAAGCAACTGCCGAAACAATTGGTACAATGGACGCTAAAGCTACTGATGAACGTATAAAAGCCGCTGAAGAAGAATTGGCTTATATGGACACATTAGAGGCTAAAAGACGTTATTCAATAGGCGCTCATAAAAAAAAGACAGAGGATTTACAAAATGAAATTGCTTTATTAAAAGAAAGGCAAAACGTTTTAAAAGAACAAAAGAAACAAGAAGAAGAAGAACTTAAAGAAAACGTTAATAATGTAATTGACACAAATCAACAAATAATTGATAGTGATACACAAACACAACAAAGACGTAAACAAATAAAACTTGCAGGCGCTTTAGAAATGCAAGGCATTGACCAAACTGACAAAGAAGCGCAAATATCATCTAATGCTGATTTCAATGCTTTACAAGCTGAAACTGAAACTGCAAACTACGAACAAAAGAAAGTTCGTTTTATGGATTTTATGATGTCACAACAAGAAGCATTAGTATTAATGCAAGGTATTGGCCAACAAATTGATCAATCATTTATGGGTATTGGAAACAGTATTACTAAAATGTTTGGCGGTGCTGAATCTGCAACTGGTGCATTTGTTGGGACTTTAGCAAAAGATGCTTTGCAAATATTAGGACATAATTTAAAAATTGCTTTAGCAGGTGGAACTGCCGCCGCAACTGAAACATCAAAATCTTTTGGACCGGCAGCGGCATTTGTGTTACCTGCATTAATCGCAGGTGCAACGGCTTTAGTTAGTGGAACATTTGCCAAGTTTGCAAATGGTGGTATTGTTAGCGGTCCAACAATGGGATTGGTTGGTGAATATCCTGGAGCGCGTCAAAATCCTGAAGTTATAGCGCCATTGAATAAATTGCAAGGAATGATTGGTGGCGGTGGTCAAAATGTAAATGTGACTGGTAACGTTTCTGTAAGTGGTCAAGATTTATTGATTGCCATTGAACGTGCTAATGAAACTGCTGATAGAATTTACTAAAATTAAAATATGTCATACGGCGTTAAATACCAACTTGAATTTTCCGATGTTTTAGGATTTGGAAAAAAAATTGAAATATTAAAAAAAGATTATACTGGCGAAATTTATCCAATGATTGGTGGCGCTAACCCAGTTTCAATATCTTGGCAATCATCAGATGATTTTTATAAACCAATTATAGGTTCTAAATGTCAATTGTCGTTAATGGTTACTGATGACGTTTCTTATGATGACTTTTATAAGTTTGATGAACGTGAATATAAAGTTATTATTTATTATGCTAAATCACAAGGTGAAATTTATTCAGATCGTGTTACTGCTGATGGTGGCATTGTTGAATCTGTTGAATGCGTAAATGATACACTAAACAATTTTTTATCTTATTCGCAGCAATATGATGAACGCGTTGAAAATGATGGTGGTGTTGTAGATTCAATATCTTGTGTTTCTGATGCTATAAATGATGGTAATTATTATGAATGGTCGGCGTATTGGTCAGGCTTTTTGGTTGTGGATAGGTATCGTGAAAAACTAATTTCAAAACCTTTTGGCGTAACATTTAACGCCTTTGATGGTTTAGGTACATTAAACAATTTTTCTGCACCAGTTAAAAGGAATTACGATGGTACGGGTGTTGTAAACTATTATAAAGATGCCGAACGTATAGATTTGATTCTTGATAATCTTGGGTTAGATTTAGAAGTTCATTACATGAACGATATTGAATCTGATAAAATTACTGGTGGTAATCCTAACAGATTATTTTTCCCTGAATTTAGGTCTATTGAACCAGGTTTAACTGAACTAATAAAAGGCTACGATATACCGCTTGCAAAAGATCAATTAGCAATATTATTATCAACATACAATATGCGAATATTTCAATCAATGAATAAATGGCACGTTGTAGAAGCAACTAATTTATTTGATAAATATGTTAAAGATGAAATATTTAATCAAGTTGATGGATCAGGTACTGTTCCAACTGGAATAAGAAATAAAATTTCAACACAATTACAAGACACTAAAAAAGAATTTTTAAAATTACATAAATACGATACTAGTGGCGCTTTTGTTGAAACAACAGAAGAAAATGTTTTGTTTGAAGTTCCTGCTAAATTAACGCCAGTTAAAAGTGATCTAGTAGTTGAATATTTACAAGGTATAAACGAAATCACAACGCAATCAAAAAACTTAAACAGAACAAAGGCTTTTTTTAATGCCGGTTTTGAATATGGATCAACTGGTTTTCAATTAAGTGGTACTGATATTGATGGAACAACTTTTCCTTCAACTGTTAATCCAATAATTGGAGTTGTTGATGATGATAATTCTTATCAAGGCACACAAAGTTTAAAAATGTTAACTGATGTAAGAGCGTCAAATGAAACTTGTTTTATGTTAGATAATACTGAAGTTGGTGATGTTTTAAATGGAATAAACCCTGAAGATGAAATATTAAAATATTCATTTTCAATGCAATATAAATTTGTTTTTGATACGTCTGACGATACTGGAATTTTAAATTCATTTATTATTAGAATAAGAGCGCAAAGTATTAACAACCCAACAAATCATTGGCGTGAATATGATATTGAAAACAAAAAATGGGTTGATCATCCAAATACAATTGACAATATAATTTCACAAGAAGATTTTAATAAATGGAAGGAATTAAAATTTGATTTTACTAATACAGATTTTAATTATTCTAATTCACTTGGTAACGTTCATTTAAAAATACAAATACAAAGACCGGATTATCCACAAGGAAATACTGATTATGAAACAACTTATTTTGATAATGTATTATTAAGATATGAAGATAATTTAAGTGAATCAGAAATTACATCAACATCATTTATTGACAACAATAAAACGTTCACAACAACTAAAAAAGTTGATAGATTATTTCAGGAACAAATTCAATTATTTAAACGCTCTCGTGATAGTTTTGGCGTATTTACTGGGACTAATTTATTTAAAACAAATTACGAAATACAAAATCAAAATATTGCCAATGACTTTAGAGAATTTGTTTCACGATATACGGGGACTTTTAGAGTCAATCAAGTAACGCCATTTTCAATGCACAATAGAATTTGGTTTAATTGGGCAACTGCTCAAAGCGATGCACAATCTACAATTGTTGACGGATTGACATACAATATAAAAGACGCTGAAATAAAAATTAAATCGCATATTCCAAATGATGACGATGATGTAACAATTGACACAGTAACGAAATAAATAAACTTTGTTTTGTTTGTCGGCCCTCGTAATTTCTTTATGATTTGCGGGGGTTTTTTGTTAAAATATTTTTTTTATTTGAAAATTTATTTTTACTTTTGTTATTCATTAAAACAGAAAACTATGTTTGAAAACCACTTCAAGGCGGAAATGAAACGCCTTAATTTAAAGCGTTATGACGTTTGTTTTTTATTAAACTGTACAATGCCAACGCTCAAATCACGTTTACAAAATCCTGAATCTTTTACAATTGCAGAGGTCATGATATTACAAAACGCTGATTTTAATTTATCACAATTCGAGTTAAAAATTAACGATTAAATTTAATTATATGAAAACAATAAACATTAAAGGTAAGGAGTATATAACTGTCAATGAGCGTTTAAAATATTTTAGAAGCGAAGCCACATTTGATGGTTGGCAAATCACAGAACAATTAGTTCATATTGATGACAAAGAAGGCGTATTTAAAGTGATTATATCTGATGACAAAGGCGTTGAAATAGCATCTGCGCATTCACAAGAATACAGAGATTCAAGTTATATAAATAAAACGTCTTTTGTTGAAAATGGTTTCACTTCTGCATTAGGGCGCGCCCTTGGCTATTTAGGTATTGGAATTGACACTTCTATTGCATCAGCTAACGAAGTTCAAAACGCCGTAAAGAATCAATCATCTGACAACAAAAAATGGCTTACTGAAGCGCAATTGAACGCTACTTTGAAAGCTACTAAATCACAAGCGGAAAAGGTATTATCCGGCTTTAAAATGAAAAAACAATACCGAGAACAAATAAAACAAAAATTTAATATTTAAAAACAGAAAAATGAGTTACGAACACAAAAATGGAAATGGGAGTTTATTTAAAAATGTAAATAAATCTTCTGATAATCAACCTGATTATTCAGGAACAATTAAACTACAAGATGGCACAAGCCAACAAATTGCGGCTTGGGTTAAGGAAGGTGCAAAAGGTAAGTTCTTTTCACTTAAATTAAGTGATCCTTATGTAAAGAATGAAACGGCAAAAGTTGCTGAAACAAGCGACGATTTACCATTTTAATCGACCAAATGACAAACAAAACTAAAAGCGGTTTCAGATATGAGGCCGTTTTTTTTATGTTATTATTTTGAAAATTAAAAATATATTTTTAGTTTTACTTTGAATAAAAATTATAACAATGGATGAAACATTAAATTACTTGTATCTGCGCATAAAAGCAATGCAAGAAAAAATTAACAAATTGGAAAAGGTAATTAATGAATTAAATAGTCAATTTTTAGTTGATCAAAATATTGACATAAAACAACTGAAAAAATGAAAACACAATTTGATTCTAATGAACAATATCATTCGTCGCCTGGCATAAGTGCATCAGGTCTAAAAGCTATATATAAAAAATCAGTATATCATTTTTTAAATAAAAAACCATTTGAATCTTCAGCAATGGCGCTTGGAACTGCGGTTCATTGTGCTATGCTAGAGGCTGAAATGTACTACAAAGAGTTTCACGTTATGCCAAAGATTGATCGCAGAACAAAACAAGGCAAAGAACAATTTCTAGTTGAGCAAAAAAAATCTAAAGGCAAAAAGATTGTTTCTTTTGATGATCACGAAAAGATTACAAAAATTTTGGAAAACTTTCGCAAACACGAATTAGCGCAAAAATATTGTCAAGGTGAAATTGAATTATCACATTATGGCAAACACGAAGGTTTGGATGTAAGAGTTAGACCGGATTGTTTAAATCGTGTTGAAGGTTTTATTTCTGATGTTAAAACCTGCCAAGACAATTCGCCAATAGCATTTAAACGTGACGTTTATAAATACGCTTATCATCTTCAGGCTGCATTTTATATGGATATGTGCGGGGTTGATAAATTTAAATTTATTGCCGTAGAAACGAATTATCCATTTTCTGTTGAAGTTTACACATTAAGTGATGAAATGATTGATCAAGGGCGCAAAGCGTGGAAACGTGCATTTGACGATTGGAAAATTTATTGTGATACTGGTATTGTTTCAGGATATATTTGGAATGATTTTGATAAAGATGGAAGTTTAATATTATAGTTATGCATTTAGATCATTTAATAAATAAAGTGAATAAACATTTTGAATGTGACATAAGAAAAGAAACGCGCAAACGTAGTGTTGTAATGTCTAGGGGTGCATATTTTTGGTTGGCGCGATACACAACAAAAAATTCTTTAAATAAAATTGGAAGTTCTGTTGGTCGTGATCATGCATCAGTTTTATATTGTTTAAGAAATTTTAATGATTGGATCAAATTTGATCCTTTTTTTAAAGCCGATTTTGAATCTTTAAAAATTCAAGTACTGTCACAATTTAAAACAAAAAAAATGCAACCGAAAACACTTTTATATAAATATAATAATATGCTTATTGAAAACGAAATACTAAAAAACGAAATAAAAAAACTAAAAAAATGAATCTAGCTTTTTTGCATCCCTGCCCTATTTGCATAACATTAACAATTGTTGGATATTTATTTTATAAAAAATTAAAAAAATGAAAGTATATAAAAAAGTTCCTGA